TAAGGAGAAAAAGGAACAAACTAAGATGGGCATATCGTTTAACCCGTTCCTGAAGACCAAGCTGGTCGGCGTTTTGGGTTCATCGTTCATTAAGCAGAGCGCGGTTAAGTGCCCGTACCGTAAGATATACGACGACTACAAGCACCGCTTGGAGAACAGCCCTGCACACGTAGAGAAAAGCAAAGGGCACCGACACAGCATGGCCGTGCGCTATGCTGTGAAACGGTTTCTCGCAGACCTGTACGTTGCATGGCGCACCCTCGAAGGATTGCCAGTGGCTAACGAGTACAGCGTAGACAAGCTGGGCATCGTTCACCGCATAGCTGCATAATTTTTAAGGGGACCGGCAATGGCAACTGCTAATGCGACAACGGGCGTAGGTGGAATGCGCCTGATGAGGGGAATTGACCCGTCAAACCCGCCCGCATACGATAACCGATGGTGTGAAATCGGGGCGTACGAACGCATGGGCGCACTACCCGTGCAGTTCGAAACCGTGCCTCTGGCCCGATTGCTCAGTGTAGGGAGCTTCGATTTTCTGGCCCGGAAAATAATAGAAGACGGCGGGATGCCGCACGAGGACGTGCTGGTCGGACATGCCCACCGGCGCTGCATAATTATGAGGCACGGGGGCAGGGAGTACGTGCAGATCGGCCACAGGTATATGGTCAGGAAAACAATCAGCGGAGAGAGTAACCCGTAAACCGAGCACGAAACCCTCGGCCCACCATTACAAGTGGGTGAGCAGTCACGGGGCCGGGTGCCTCCCATAACACAGTTAAAGGAGTACAGAAATGAACGACATACCTGAAATTGAATGCCAACAAGAAGGGATTCATTTTACTTTCTTGTGCGACCGCTGCGGGAAAAAACACCGTCACGGGGCTGGGGAAGGGCACAGGGTTGCCCACTGCCCGAATTATCCAAATGGTTATATTCTGAAAAAAGCGGAGCCAAAGCAATGAACGACGACTACGGGTGGGTAAACGTGTATTGGAGATGCACGTACTGGCAGTTGGGGTACATCTATGTAGACGGCTTGCCGTCTATCGGGTTTGCCTGTGTAGACGAGGATCAGGACGAACCTCCGGCAGGGGCGAACATGATTGCTGACCTCACGGACAAAGCACTTGGCGAACTGAAGTCTGAGTTTTATAAAGTAATGAAAGAGTAAACTGAGCACGAAACCCTCGGCCCACCACTAAAACGACGTAGTGGGTGAGCAGTCACGGGGCCGGGGGCCTTATAACAAACACCTAGTATTGGGGTGAGAGGTAGCGTGGATATTATAACGATAGATTTTGAAACCTATTACGACAAAGCGTTTTCGCTAAGTAAGCTGACCACTGAGCAGTACGTAAGAAGTCCGTATTTTGAAGTTATTGGTGCGGCTATAAAGCTGAACGACTCAGAAACTGTATGGATTAGCGGCACTTTCAATGAACTTAAAAACTACATGCGAAATAACTACGACTGGGAGGGGTCTGCTGTATTGGCTCACAATACCCTGTTTGATGGGTCTATTCTTAGTTGGGTGTTTGATATTCACCCTAAGCTATACATTGATACGTTGTGTATGGCGCGGGCGTTACATGGGGTCGAGGCGGGCGGTTCGCTTAAAGCACTTGCCGCCATGTATGACATTGGAGAAAAGGGCGACGAAGTCCTAAACGCTCTTGGCAAGCACAGGGCGGACTTTACCGAAGAAGAGCTTAGTAGGTATGGAGACTACTGTGTTAACGATGTCGAACTTACCTACCGACTGTTCAATATATTTAGGCGTAACCGCAAGTTCCCCGAGCGCGAACTTAAGATCATTGATATGACACTACGCATGTTTATCGATCCAGTGTTGGAGCTGGACTGGATGAGACTTGAAGGACACTTGGAGGTTTTGAAGTTACAGAAAGATAAGCTGCTAGAAGAGTGTGGAGTGGACAAGGACAGCCTGATGTCGAACCCGAAGTTTGCGGCGGCACTGCAAACACTGGGGGTTACTCCCCCCACTAAAATTTCTATCCGCACAGGCAAGGAAGCGTTCGCGTTTGCCAAGAACGACGAGGGATTTAAGGCATTACAGGAACACGAGGACTCAAGGGTGCAGGCACTACACGCAGCTAGGGTCGGGCTAAAAAGCACTTTAGAGGAAACACGTACGGAGAGGTTCCTAGACATTGCGATGCGGGGGGCGCTGCCCGTCCCCATAAAATACTATGCTGCACACACAGGACGTTGGGGTGGGTCTGACCGGATAAACCTGCAGAACCTACCTAGCCGTGGGACAAACGCTAAGGTGCTAAAGTCATGCATCGTGGCTCCAACGGGGTACACACTCATACAAGCAGACTCAGCACAGATTGAAGCGCGAGTGCTTGCGTGGCTAGCACAGCAAGAGGACCTCGTGTTGGCATTTACCCGAGGCGAGGATGTGTACAAGAAAATGGCAGCGGTGATCTACACCAAAGAGGAAGGAGAGATCACGGACCAAGAACGGTTTGTGGGCAAGTCCGTCATACTGGGGTGCGGGTACGGCATGGGGGCAGACAAGTTTCGCGCACAGCTGCAAGGGTTCGGTACAGAGTTGAGTGAGAAGGAAGCCAAACGGATCGTATCGGTGTACAGGGAAACCAACGAGAATATTGTTGGGCTGTGGAAGGAAGCACAGAATTGTTTAATGCATATGTATCAGGGGTACGAGTCCACGTTGGGCCGCGCCGGGGTGTTAGAGGTGGTGCCTAATCTTACTGCCATAAAGCTACCGTCCGAGCTGATGATGTACTACACAGACCTTACCGCGGATGATACAGATAAGGGCCCACAGTTCTCGTACAAGACCAGAGAGGGATACATAAAACTGTACGGAGGGAAGGTAACGGAGAACGTCTGCCAAGCGATTGCGCGTTGCATAATGGCGGAGCAGATGCTGCAAATAGCCAAAAAATACCGTGTTTTACTTACCGTACACGATTCGGTAGTATGTTGTGTGAGAGACACGGAAGTAGAGGAAGCAGCTACTTATGTGGATTCTTGTATGCGGTTCACTCCGCACTGGGCAGAAGGTCTCCCGGTTCGCGGTGACGTAGAAACCGGCAAGAACTACGGAGAGTGCGTTAAGTGGAAACCAAAACTGTAAATGATAAAAAGCCTACGTGGTCGTTCAGTAGTATTAAAATGTTCGACCAGTGCCCTAAGAAATACTACCACCTAAAAGTAGCGAAGGATTACACAGAAGATTTTAATAACCAAGTTATCCTGTACGGTAACGAGTTCCATAAAGCAGCGGAAGACTACGTATCAAAAGCAAAAGCAGAGCTAGACCCCCGATTTATCTACGCAAAGGCAGCACTTGATAAGCTCGCGGAGATGCCGGGGGATAAACTCTGCGAGTATAAAATGGGGCTAACAGAAAGGTTAGAACCCTGCGACTTTTACGCAAAAGATGTTTGGTACAGGGGAATAGCGGACTTGTTAATTATCGACAAGGCCGCGGGTGTAGCTAAAGTAATTGATTATAAAACAGGAAAGTCCGCACGGTATGCGGATAAAGGGCAGCTTGAGTTGATGGCGTTGTGCGTGTTCAGGCATTTCCCAGAGATAAAAGTAGTTAAAGCGGGGCTGTTGTTCGTTGTGTGCAATGCGTTTGTTAAAGAAGTGTACACCGTGGAAAAACAATCGGCGCTGTGGCAGAAGTGGATGATGACGTACGGTGGTTTGGAACGGGCTTTCTCCAACGACGTGTGGAACGCCAAGCCTACTGGGCTGTGTCGGGCGCACTGCGTAGTGTTGGAATGTCCACATAACGGCAAACGGTAATTGGGGGTAAGTGAAATGCCATACGTAAACAAAGATAGGCCCTACAAAAAAGAATACCAGCAGCAGAAAGAGCGTGGGGAACATGCTAACCGGATGGAACGACAGCGAGCTAGACGTGCTATAGACAAAAAAGGAGTGGATGAGAACGGGAACGGCAAAGCGGATAAGCGTGAGGGCAAAGACGTTAGTCACAACAAACCGCTTAGTCGCGGGGGCACAAACAAAGACGGCTACAAGATAGAGAGCAGCAGTAAAAACAGAGCTAGAAACTATAAAAAATAAAGGTGAGTGATGCAGGTTATAGACAACAGAGGTTTACTTCTGCGGGTTCGTAATCCCGAAAAAATACTAGCCGCAATACCAAGCAGTAAAAAAATAGATAGCAACAGTGTACTGGTGCGCTGGGGTGTGGACGAGTCCCGTGTGTTGCGCAATATGAACATACGGGACGTGCCCTCGCCTATCATGGGCAAGTACAATTGGCCGGGGATGTACGCACCGTTTGAGCACCAGAAAACAACCGCTGCGTTCCTTACGATGCACCCTAGAGCTTTTTGTTTTAACGAACAAGGCACAGGCAAGACAGGGTCTGCGATATGGGCCTCTGATTTTTTAATGAAAGAGCGGCTAGTCAAACGTGTTTTGATTATATGTCCCGTGTCTATTATGGATTCGGCATGGAGAACTGATCTTTTTAAGTTCGCCATGCACCGCACTGTAGATATCGCCCACGGCAGTAAAGCCAAGCGTATAGACATCATTACGAGTACAGCCGAATACGTTGTCATAAATTATGATGGCGTCGAGATTGTAAAAGACCACATAGCCGCGGCTAAGTTTGACCTCATCATCGTGGATGAAGCTACCCATTACAAAAACGCACAGACAAAACGGTGGAAAGCTTTGAACCGTTTGGTGACCCCGCATACATGGCTGTGGTTGATGACAGGAACCCCAGCGGCTCAATCGCCAACGGATGCTTATGGGCTAGCTAAACTTGTCGCCCCTAAGAACGTACCTCAATTTTTTGGTGCTTTTAAGAACATGGTGATGGTGCAAATCACCCCGTTTAAGTGGGTGCCCAAAACAAACGCGGTTGACATAGTCTTCAACGCCTTGCAACCGGCCATCCGATTTACCAAAGATCAGTGTCTGGACTTGCCCGAGATGACCTACGTTAAGCGGGAAGTAGAACTGACCGCCCAACAGAAAAAGTACTATTTGGATATCAAAGAAGACTTGATGGCAGTGGTGGCGGGGGAGCAGATATCCGCAGTTAACGCTGCAGTAAGCATGAATAAACTACTACAGATAGCCTGCGGAGCGGTGTATACCGACAACAAAGAAGTAGTGGAGTTTGATATCAAGAACCGATACAACGTGTTGAAGGAAGTGATAGCAGAGTCCAGTCAGAAGGTACTTATATTTGTCCCGTTTCGGCACGTAATAAATATACTAGCAGCCAAGCTATCGAAAGACGGGATCACTAACGAAATTATACAGGGTGATGTGTCCCCGGCTAAACGGACTGAGATATTTAAAAGGTTTCAGGAAACGTCTGACCCTCAAGTACTCGTCATCCAACCCCAAGCAGCGGCTCACGGGGTGACCCTCACTGCTGCAAACACGATTGTGTGGTGGTCTCCAGTATCTTCATTGGAAACGTACGCACAGGCTAACGCTAGAGTGCATCGAGCAGGACAGAAACACCCGTGTACAGTAGTGCGGCTGCAAGGCTCTAAAGTAGAGAAGCATATATACAGAATGCTGGAAGAAAGAATCGACGTGCATTCAAAAATAATAGACTTGTACAAACACGTACTTGACGAGTAAGCATACAACATTAAACTTGACCATACTCAACTATAGTGATATAAACTTAGTTTTACATGCAGTATACTTTAAAGGTGATGCGATGGACGGAGAGGCTACCATAGACCTTGATAGGGTAGTGTCAGCTTATATAAAGCTGCGGGATAAGAAGCGAGACCTTACCACTGACTTTGAAGCTGCCCAAGCTGTTATAGATTCAAAGCTGCATAGGCTGGAAAGGGCGCTGTTGGAGCATTGCGACTCTAGTGGGGCAGAGTCTGTCCGTACGGAGTCTGGCACTTTTTACCGATCGGTGCGCTCTAAGTATTGGACATCCGACTGGGAATCCATGAATCGGTTCATCATCAAACATGAAGTACCTGAGTTGTTGGAAAAAAGGGTTCATCAAGGGAACATGAAACAGTTCCTAGAAGACCACCCCGACCTGCTACCACCGGGGCTAAATCGTGATAGCGAATACACTGTGACTGTACGGAGGAAAAAATGACAAATGGGTATGTTTCGTTTGAGGAACTGGCTAAGCATTTGTCGGTTAAGGTCACTACTGTGCGTGACTGGGTGGCTAAAGGGCATATACCAAAACAAACCTACATAAAGGTTGGCACTACGTATAGGTTCAGTATCCCAGAAGTAGTAGCGGCATTGAAGCAAGAGGCAAGTGATAACACAAAAGATAAAAACACTCCGGTCCAATTGGAGTTTAACTTTACTGATGAGGATGATGTATGAGTAACGTAACACTGTTTGAAAATATGCCCGAAGCGTATAAAGCACTATTGGCTAAGCTGCAGCCAGACACTAACGCCATTGGTCGCCAGACGACGTCCGGGGTTAGCCGCTTAAGTATCCGCGGCGGGGTGTTCCGCAAAGTGGTTAACGGGCAAGAGGTAGGGGAACTTGAACAGCGTGCAATAAAGGCAGTGCTGGTTAAAACTGCTCCGATTACCCGCATGTACTACGCGGGACAGTTTGTGCAAGGGCAAACCACTGCCCCAGTTTGCTGGTCCGCCGATACTAGCACAGGACGCCCCGCCCCCGAGGTTATTGCCTCTGATCGCCAGTCAGAGTCTTGTTTTGACTGTAAGCAAAACATAAAAGGTTCTGGCATGGGGGAAGGACGGGCGTGTCGTTTCTCTCAGCGTGTGGCTTTGCTGTTGGCGGATGCAAGCGGTTCCATTAACTCTAAAGAGACGTACCAGCTTTCTTTGCCTGCCACTAGTGTGTTCGGGGACAACAAGCAGAAGATGGCGTTACAGTCTTACGCTCGCTTCTTGGATGGGCAACGCGCTCCGTTAGCCTCTCTACTTACAGAAATACGTTTTGATACTGACTCTTCCACACCCAAACTGTGCTTTAAAGCACTGCGGGTATTAGAGGCGTCGGAGTTGGAGTTGGCGATTGAGGCACAACAGAGCGCAGACACCGAGAAACTTATTGCGCTGTACGTGAAACCAAAGGAAGATACTCCCCCCGCGTTTCAAAAATCGGTAGCCCCGAGGCCAATAGCAGCACCCCCAAAGCCAAAACCAAAAGTAGAGGAGGAGGCGTTGGGGCTGTTTGAAGGGCTCAGCAGTTCAACTGCGGACGAGTCCGAGGAAGTGGAGGAACCAAAAATTAAGGCGGCAAAAAAGAAAAACGAACCCGCCCCCACTGCCCCTGATCTTGCTGGCTTGCTGGATGAACTAGACGCGTACGACGATTAAAAAATAATACAGGGGTGCTAGTTCAGGCCCCTTTCTTCTCTGATGTGGGAATGCTATGGAACCTAAAGACTTTCTAAGCGCCGTTCTAGGCGCTGATGGGTACTATTGTGTAGTAGGCATTAAAGATAAAAAAAGGGTAGTACCCAGATTTTGTTCGTCCATTGATGAAGTGCACGAGGCTGCGTCAGTATTTGACTCAGATGGTTTTGATACGTTTGTAGCTCTTGCCACCTTTGTTACTAACGGGAGCCGCAAAGCCGACAACGTACTTGGGATAAAAACATTATTCCTTGATATCGATTGTGGGGAAGGGAAACCTTACGCAACCCAACGCGCCGGGTGGGCGGCGTTGCAGGAACTAAAAACCAAATACGGGTTGCCCGAATGTTCTGTGGTAGTGAACTCTGGGCGTGGGTTGCACGTGTATTGGATACTGGATGCTGCCTATACACGGGAGCAATGGCTACCTGTAGCAGAACACCTCAAGGCTGTATGCCTAGAAGCGGGGCTGGCTATTGACCCATCGGTTACTGCTGACGCAGCTAGGATTTTGCGGGTCCCGGATACGCATAACTACAAAGGTAGCGTACCCAAGCAAGTTAAAATCATTAACGCCAACCCGACGCCTGTGTCCTTGGCTGACTTTGCCAGCAAGCTGCCTGCGGTATTGATACCAGTTGCCCCCTTGGCTCCAACGAAAGAGTACTCGGAAGCAGACGCGAAAGACATGGCGCGTGCGCTGGGGGACAACAAGTACGTAAAGAAGTTTTCCAAACTACTCAAAGCAACTGCGGTGGGTAAAGGGTGTGCCCAGATACACAGGGCGATAATGACCCCGGACGAGTTGTCGTACCCCGACTGGCTCCACGTACTGTCCATCGCTAAGTTCTGTGACGAGGATGGGGCGCAAGCAATTCACCTTGTGTCACAGGGATACAGTAACTACAGCGCAGAAGAAACAGAAAAGATAGCTGCCTCTATCGATACCCCACACCTGTGCTCCACGTTTGAAAAGGATAACCCCGCTGGGTGTGAAGGCTGTCCGCACAAACTAGCGGGCACGATACGCTCGCCTATAAAGCTGTGCATGGAAGTACGTACGTCTGAAGCGGAAGTCGTGGAAGTTAAAGTCCCCGCTACCGGGAATAACTGGGGAGAGGAAGAGGCGGAGCACTACGCACAGCAGGAGGGCGCCGATTTTGAAGGCGGTGAGGATAGCCCTAACGCTCCTCAATCACCTTCGCAGCCTACCCCACCTGAACCATTTAAAACGGTATCCATACAAATACCCAAATACCCATTCCCTTACGAGAGGGGGGCAACGGGAGGGGTGTACATACGCATAAAACATCCGGATGGTACGGAAGAGCAGAAGGAAATATACAAACGAGATTTATATGTGACCAAAAGGTTGTTAGACCCTTTGGAAGGTCCTGCATTTGAGTTTAAGCACCACACCGCCCGAGAGGGGGTACAGACATTTGTAATCCCCATGAACAAAATAACGTCAAAGGACGAATTTCGTAAGATTATGGGGATGCACGATATATTCGTACTGGCTAAACAGGCAGAGGCACTTATGGTCTACATTGGAAGATGGATAGATGTCCTAAAAGATTCGGAGGATTTCGTGCATGTACATACCCAGTTTGGGTGGACAGAAGATAGAAAATCCTTTGTGTTGGGGGAACGGGAGATATTTGCAGACCGTGTTCTCATAAACCCCCCTAGTATTCGTACTGCACAGTACTTCCCATTTTTTCAGAAGAAAGGCACGTTAGAGGGGTGGAAAAGAGTGACCGACTACTACAATCGAGAGGGGTTTGAAGAACACCAGTACATGTTCGGTATAACATTTGGCGCCCCACTGATGATATTCATCCCTAACATAGCGGGGTCTATATACCATTTGATGAGTTCCGAAACCGGATACGGCAAAACTACAGGTATGAACGGAGGGGCGTCGGTCTGGGGCAACTACAAGAAGTTGGTGCTCAAAGGGAAGGACACCGGTAACTCAGCGTGGAACCGTGCCGAGATATGGAAAAACCTACCGTTGTATATCGACGAGATCACTAATTACAAACCCGCGGATGCTAGCGAGTTTACCTATGCAGTAAGTGATGGGGAGCAAAAGAACAGGATGTCCAACACTGGACAAAACGCGGAGCGTTACCGCGGGGCAGAATGGGCTTTTATCGTAGGGACTACAGGCAACACCAGTCTAGCGGACATTGTTTCTCAACATAGGGCGCTGGCTAAAGGGGAAATTGGGCGCATGTTAGAAGCCACAGTGATTAAAACTTTGAAAACTACAGAAGATGCGATGAAAGCGAATACATTGAATGAAGACTTGTCGAGCAACTACGGACATGCGGGGGAAGTGTTTATCCAACACGTACTCAACAACATGGTAGAGGTAGAAAAACTTGTACTTGCTACTAGGGACAAACTGATGCTGTCCGCAGGCTTGGAAGCACAACACCGCTTCTGGGTTGCCCAAACAGCTACAACTTTTGCGGGGTGCATCATTGCAAACCAATTGAAATTAACTAACTGGGACTTGCAGAGGTTGTACCGGTGGATAGTAAAGAAGCTTAAGAAGGCGAGAGAAGATATGAAAGACATGGTTATAGACATCGAAGATTTGATAGGGCAATACCTGAGCGATAATCCCCGCGGTATACTGCGTTTGAAGAGCACTGACAGTGCAAGAACGAAAGACGCAGAACTTGAGAAGTTGATTTTGCCGGACGCTACGCCTATGTTTAGATGGGTGGCACGGCACGAGTATGACGCTAACCGGTTGTTCCTGTTGCCCACCCCGTTTAAAGAATGGTGCCTTAAACGCGGACACCACTATGCATCCATACGCGACCTTATCAAACGCGAGATGAACGGTAAGTTCCACAAAGTACGTTTGGGTAGAGGCACTAAGTTGGATTTGGGGGCTATGCACACTATAGAACTTACATGGAACCAGTCCAAACATGAATCAGTACAATCGAGTTTAACGGAAGATGACGAGGTTGATGGTAACTGACATATCCCCTGACGGGGTGCGTGTTGTCGTAGACTGGAGCAAGTTTGTCCCCGGTTCTTCGGTGTTTATACCCTGTGTAAACACCGTAAAAGCCCTAGAGCATTTCGTGGAAGCGGGGGGTGTAAGTAGGAGCGATATAGCACACCGAATACGGATCGAAGACGGGAAGTACGGCGTACGTGTTTGGAGGCTAAAGTAAGTGTGGTACTATAGCCCTGCGTCATTCTCTATCAGAGAGAACATTAGCCCCCTCACGGGGGCTTTTTTTACCAATCCATCCAGCTGATCCCCTCCTCAAACTCCCTGTTCGACTCTATCATTTCAAGTGCCGTTTTCCTGTCTACTGGGGCTCCACCTGTAATTGCTGCCATCTCCGTACGTGTTTGTCTAGCCCTGATAGAGCGCAGTAGCGTGTCCACCCCTATAGGAAATGCCGGGTGATCCGCATTAAAGGCTTGCGCTTCTCGCCACCCCTGCGCCAATAGTTCAGAGTGCTCGCCTTCTCCAGAAACGGCATACACGAGCTTATCGATTATGCGGTTCCTGCGATCTCGCCTACCCAAATCTTTACGGATGTTAAGCGAAAGCTTGTCTCTGGCTGAGCGCGTGGATATTGGAGCAAACCCCAAGGACTGCCTAAGAACATCCCCCATCGGCAGCGCCCCGGAGATTATAGGATCGTTCCGCCCGGTCTCGTACCCTTTGGTGGCAAACCGGTACCCTTTTGCAAGGTTGGATAACGCTGTAGGTAGGATGGCTTCCACCGCACGGTCTGTGTTTTTTGGGTCGTCGTCAAACAACCTAAGTCCGCCTTGAATACTACGCATGGTCACACCAAACGCGGGGCCAAGTAATGCCTCTACTGCATACTGATATTCATTGTCTGGCTTATAGTTGCCGCGGTCGCGTATCATCAAGTTGGTCAAGGACACACGATCCGTAATATCTACCCCAAACATATTTGCGATCAACCCGTAGTACTTGTCCTCCCCCATCGTCTTAGCGATAAGAGTGTTGAAGTCGTCTTCGTCGTCGTCCAAAAACATGTTAGCGATTGCTGCCACTACCCCGTACATCGGGATGCCCTTTACTCCCACAAGCGCCCCGCCCGCTGCAGCTGTGTAGAAGAACGTGTTTCGCAGCGCCCTTGCTTCTTCGAGTTCAGCGGGGGTGCGAGCTTTACCCGTCAGGTCTTTAAAAATACTGTTTAACATACTAAAGTGGGTGTACAGCAGCTGTCCCGGCACCCGTTTAAACTGCCACACCAAGCTGCCCGCGGATGTTTGTGCGATACGCGGAGCGGTGGTAATAAGTGCGGAGCTGTTCACATACAGCATGGTATCAATCGCAGTTTCCGCGGCTTGAGCCCCGTACTTTGCAATATCCGGATCGGTTAGCTTCCCAAACTTCTTACCTGTAAGTTTCTCCATCTCCAGTATGTAGGTACTGATTGCACTAACCTGCCGTATCCCACGTTCAGAGTGAGCGAACAAGAACCCACCTATATAGTTAAGCTTATTAATCCACGGGGCTGTCGGGCTATCCAGTTCAGACATTTCTGCAGCTTGCGTACGAGTGTCAAACCCACGTTCCTTAAATATAGAAGTCAGGGGTTCTAATTTTTTATACCCTGCCTGACGTTTGGGGTCGTTTGAAAAATCATTAGTTATTGAAAATCCACCACGCTCCCGTATGATCACATCAGGGCTTAACGGTTTCCCGTCGGCATCCAAATCCGTTATACCTTCTCTGGACACTTGCCCAAAAGAACCTACGTACAACTTAGCTGCCATTGCCGAGGCAATAGTTGCTTTAAACGCTCCGTATCTACCAGCCAACGTGTTTTGCAGGACAAGGGGTAGAATGGAAGTGTTGACCGCTACTGAGCTTATGTTACCCGCTAGGGTCATAGTGAACGTACCCGAGCGTAACGTCCTAGCCCAGTTGGCAATATACGGGTTTTTGGAGAACTGCAGGTAGCTGGGCAAAGACCCAAATCCTGTCATAGCCTGTGTCTCTTGTTTGGTTCCGGCAATACTAGTAGCGGCTTCTTTGTAGAACACTTCTGAGTCCGGCAACTTGTCTCGCTCGTCTCGTATTTTCTTCGATACTTGTTCCAACTCCACCATATAGGAAAGGTTGGAAAGGCTCGTTATAAACTGAGGACCACGTTGTTGAAGCGCGGTAGCTGCGTCCCCTTCAAAGAATGCAACGCCCTTACGTACTTGGCGCGATTGGACAATGGCTTGTTCAGGTAAGGAGCGCAGGATGACATTGGCTAAGAACTCATTGAGCTGCCTTTTACCTTCTGGGTTTACTTGTTTGCCGTCCTTGTCTTTAAGCTCAAGGTCTTTTATCTTTTTCTGCAGGTCGGTAAGGAACGGAATAGGGATGCTTCCATCGTACGCACGTTGCTCAATCTCGGATAAAGGTCGCTCACGTATGCTGTCCCTATCCACTTCGGTCATATTACGCAATTTTTCAATTGCTCTGCCTCGCTCCAACGCAGAGTTAAAGGAGCCGGTGCCGTACACCAACTGTCCGTCGTCGTCTCGGTAAGTAAACTCCACCCAGAACTCCCCACCACGCGTTAACGGGAAGTAGGGTTTGATCGACCCAGTCAGTATTCTTCGCAACAACATGGTGTGTTTTACAGAAGTTTTAATTTCAGGGTCAATGTCCATCCGGTCTATGTTAGCTTCTTCAGCGGTTATTATTTTGTCGTTTACGTTTGCGTAAAAGTCCCGCAGTTTGGTGTACGCCCCACGCTGAGTAGGAGTAAGGGAGGCAAACAGTTGACGGACTTTTGCATCGTTTGCTTTACGCAAATCCGCAGGCTCCGTAGCTTTAATACCATCTGCATCCCCAAGTATAGGGGAAGGGCGGTTTGCCGCTTTGGCGCTAGCTATTTGAGCACTTAACTGCGCTTTCCTAGCCTCCATCTGTTCTTTGGTATTGAACTTTTCTTCTTTCTGTGTAGCTATGTTTGTACTCGGGTTAATCACCCCGTACCGCAGCCAGAACTTGTTAACAATATCGGGGTCAGAAGTTGGGTCTGCGCCATTTAACGTTGAGAAAGACACAAGCTCGTTAAAGGTTGCTCGCCCTTTGACGTCCCCATTGAACGCTTTATTCATGTCGTTAAGCAGTCCGCCGTACACCTTCATATATTGAGTGCGTACACCGTCCATCTTATACATAATTTTTTCGAATTCTTTGGCTGAAGGGACAACGTCTTTTAGGATGTTGGTGATGCCTTCTAGCCCCAGCCCATTCAAAAGTGTTGCCCGTACCTTTTCGGAACCCCTAGCGATTACGGCAACATATTCTTTAAATTTGGCAGGTGGGGTGTCTCGTATAAATTCTTTGCCTCCACTCAAGAGACTATTTACCGCTTTCTCAGGATCGTCTTTAGCAATAGCGGAAGCAATTGTTGTAGCGTTACGGGTGTTTGGCGCGGTGGCAAGTATCGTATTGATAAGGTCTAGGGCCTCTGTACTTGCGGTAGCAGTGGTGTAGTTCATGCCAAACAGCCGACCCACTGCCTCCCAGAACTTATCCCAGCCGGTTATCTTGTCTCCGCTTATACGGTACGCCGCTAGTTTTGTCTGGAACTCAGAGTTAGAGAATGCTTCTGCAACGAATTCCTCCAGAGACTCCATGGCGTATTCGTCTGGCATTTTGTCTTTGAGGTTGTTGTACAACTGTGTAAGCCGCTGCGTTGTTGAGTGACCCGGATTCTTCAATACTTTTATGGTCGCCGCATGGGTGGCTTCGTGCAATACCGTATGGGTGCTAAGGGGCATACTAGTGTTTACAACAATAGTATCTGTGGCGGCGTCGTAAATACCAGCCAACATGTTTCCCTTATCGTCGGTAAGGGTGTTGGTCATTGAAACCTTAACCCCCGCGATTGCCTTACTTAACGCTTCTGCAGCTCTGCGAACGCTAGCATTAAGGGTTGTTTTGGAAATACTATCAAGCGCCCCAGAAGCACTCCCGTTCTTCAGTTGCTCAGTAACACTTGGGTCGGCATTGACCATTGTTGCAGCAACGGCGTTCCCTCTTAAGGCGGGGGCACTGAAGTCGACTGCGGCATTAAGCGCCTCCATCGTTAAACGGTCGTTTTGCTTAGTATCTCTAGCCGCGGAGTCCACATAGTCTGCAACTACTTTTGCATCCTCTGCAGCGGTTTCTTGTCGGGCCTCTCGATCTCTTTGTAGCCTCGCTTCTTCTTTGAGGTCCGCCTTTCTTTTATCTCCTGTAGTGCGATACGCTTCCTCTTGCTTGGCGATACCTATCATGGTGTCTAATATAGGAGTGTATTCCGGGGCGTTATCCTGCACCCACTTTCTTGCCGCCTTAGCGCGTTTTAAAGCATTCCTATTGGCCGGAGTGTCCAAAGGGCGATTTATTTCAAACGCAATAGTTTGAAGCAACAGGTCCGGAGTGACTTTGATGTCCAAGTACTGAACCATAGCCCCTTCCGGGGTGTACTTATCGTCCCTGCCTAACTTAGAAGCACGGGCTTTGCCAAACACTTCAGGTGCTTTGCTTTTAAGCTCCCCCTCGAGCTTCGGCATGGGCGGCGGTTTAGGAATCATACGTGCAGATGCGGAAGGAGATGAAGCGGGTTGCTGCAGTATTTCTATATTTTCGGGTTTGAGTACAACAATGTCCCCAAGCTCCATCTCACCTTTGTCATTTTTTATAATACCATCAGCAAAAGTATCGTACCCACCAGCCAGCAGGACTTCTCGTTTAAGGTTTCCGTTTAACCCATCTTTAAATTTTTGGTCTTTTCTAAAATCATCAACAAGGCCGTCCGTCCAAGAGTCGTTTTTATACCCAGCTTTAATAAGGGCATCGCGGTACGCAATTGCCATTTGGTCGGATACTTGGTTGTCACCCAGCCGATTCCACACGTTACCAAGGCGAACACGCGTTTCTTTTATGTTTTTACCGTATTCTTTAACTCTGTTTTTGTTGGGGTTAACGTACACTCCCGACACATTACTTGCTCTGTTTTTACGGGGAGCGTCAAAATCAAAAGTGTCAAACTCAGCGTCAGTTGCGTGGTAAAAAATTGTGTCGTCGTTGACGTTGGCAAATGTGATTGGTGTACCACCGAGTCGAACTTCTCCAATCTCCTCCTCGAACGGCGTATCCGGGGATACTCCACGGGTAGATGCAAAGGGCTCCAAAGCACTGACCGTGTCGGCGGGCTCAACAACGGGCTCCACAACGGGCTCAACGACGGGTTTGACTGCAATTGCTGGGGTAGCCGCGCTCGCCCCAATAGCCTTGGGTTCGCCCTCTCTTGCGTCAATTGCGTCCAGTATAATCTGCGACGCTTCTCCGGCGGAATCTGCGGTGCTAGCCGCCTCAACAACCGCCCGTTTCTCAGATGGGCTCAGATCGCTAACGTCCAGCTCTTGTCGTGCCCCCGAAAGCATCGCCTTGTTTATGTGGCGGTAGGCGTCAGAATCATCCAAGCGTTGGGCAACCGGGCGTAGTGCCTCCAGTCTATCGACCTCCGCTTGGAGCGCGTCAATTTCTACCCCGAAACTGAAACGATCAGCTTGGGGGACTTCTTCCCCCCGCGCCAACTCTCTTTTAGCCTCGGCTATTCGGTAATCCAACTTTGAGGTATACGTCATCCCCAATCCGCGAAACTCAGAACGAAAAGCAGCATCAGTCTGAGCTTCAGTAATTCCTGCTGGAGGAATACTATCCGCCAGTGCGTTTACTTTTGCAGCGACATCCAAGGGAACACCGGGAGCTGCAGCAAACGCCACCAACTCAGGTTTTGCTTCCGCGAGGGTCTTTCCCTTTACACGCCTTCTGACAGGTGCTGGTTTGGGTACCCCTGCTGCGTCAAGCGCAGCGTCGAGATCGAAGGCCAGTTGTTGTGGAGGAACCCCTTGATCGGGCGCGGCAGGTGCTGCTTCTTGTGGCGCAGTAGCGCCCCTCGCCCGAGGTATAACCGGAATCTCAAGTTGTCCTTCTAACCCACGACCTGTGCGGTCTAGTCGCTCACGGTTTAACCTAGCCTTTTCAGCGCGTTCTTGTTCCTGCGGTGAAACCACAACAGGTGCCACCGGGGCCGCTGTTCGGCGCTCCGGTATCAAACTTTCTAA